TGACTTAGCTTCACGATTGACAATCTTCTCTGTTTCTTTAGCAGAAGTTCTAGGTAATTGTTTTAATATGTTAATTAACTTAGTTTGAATCATATATCTATAAATATTAAACTAAAAAATTATGAATAATTATCTAGTAACTTTAAAAAATAGTTTGTCATTAATATATTCATCTAGGAATCCATTAACAATTTTAAATTCCAATCTATAATATCTTTCTGGCATTAATCCTGTCATATCTAGATAAATAAAGTTACTAGTACTATCACAACTAACTTTTGTATACTCTGTCTCATAAGGTATAATAACTTCGTCTGTAGCGGCATCTATAACCGAGTATAATGAACTACTAGGAATATACTTAATAGTTTGTAATGGAAATGTATTAGTGGGAGATTTCTGCGGATACTTATCTCTACCATACAGTCTAATTTTTGTTATCTCTTCATCTTTATACGATTTTTTTAATTCCGTATAGACTGAAAATGAATTAGAATCAATTGGATCTAAACTTCCTGTTTCAAAACTAGATTTATCAAAGTACATTAATAATCTAGGAACATATATAGTATGAGTATCTCTACTAAAAAATCTAATATCTCCAGCAACACCAGCATTAGATTCGTCTGCATCTGAATATTTTAAAATAAATCCATAGTTTGGTACTGTATACCCACCACTTCCAGATATCCATAATTTAATAGCGTCAGTAACATCAATATTGATATCAGTTGGTCTAACTGATGTATCATTTAAATTAGTATCGTCAAATGATTGTGAATATAATGTAGCGCTACCACTTGAAGCAGCAGAACCGGATTCATATAACCAACTTCCGCCTTTACCAGATCCAGACACATATAATGTACTACCAGTAGGCATATTAATATTTTGACTACTAGATATCCAAGAAATTGATCCAGAACCAGGTTGATTCCATGAACATCCATCTATAATTGCAGTACTAGAATTAAAAAATCCAGTGCCATTAGTCCAATCTTGTCCTACAACGTTTGCGTCAACCGTAAAACTAGCAGGTAAGTTTTTAGTATGAGTTGTATATAATTGCAACATAAATTTACAATCATTAACCGTTTTAGTATATTTTGTTAACGCTGAATTAACATCTGCCATATCAAATTTGAGTAAAGTTCGTGATAATGAGTGACTAGAAGTAACTGCAACTGTTAAATGTTTTCCTACTTCTAAAATTTCATCGATGCCGGTATTATACGTAGGTTTGCCTTCATATAAGGTAGCATCATTAGATGGATATATTATTTTAAACATAATTATAGTCTTTTTAAATAAATATTAAATTAAAAATTTACTACCCTTCCTTTAATATCTTTATTTAAGAATTTAATTTCAAATATACCAGGGTCTAAAGGTGGATAAATAATTCCTTGTTTTGTAGCGCTTTCTAAATCATATACATTTCCAGAATACTTATTAGCTGTATCATATAAATTTTTAAAGTCTAAATCAACAACAGATTGTACTCCAGCCGTATTTCCTAGCACATTCATTACTTCTGACATAATAATTGGCTGATTAATTTGCCATTTATCAATTGAAAAGAATTGTTTTAATAAATTAATACATTGTAATAAGACTTCATTACTATTATAATTTGTATTAACCGTTATTTCAAAGTCTATACCAATATTAACAATAAATGCATCTAATATATTAACAGCATCTGTTAATATTCTATAATAATCTAAATAATTTTTTAAATTAGTTTTAATTGCATCGTTAAGAGTTGTTAAATTATTATTATTATCAACTCCTAAAGTATATAAATTCATAGCCAATGGATTTGGAATTCTTGTTTCTTCCATTTGATTTTGTGATAATTGATCATCTGGAACTATATATGCTTTTGAAATACTTCCAAACTTTGCTGGCATTGAATAACATCTAATAATATAATCATCTTTAGTAACTAATCGATTCTGAGTTGCAAAATTAGATAATGCATTATTTTTTATGTCTTGCAATGTATCTGCAGATTTACCTCCCCGAGCAGGGTTTTCATTTGTAGTACTTATACTAGATTTAACAAAGTTTGTCATAGCCGTACTAGTTGTAGCATTTGGATCATCATCAAATTCTACTTTTTCAACATTAGTTAAAACTGAAGACTGTACGTTATCTTTTACTCCTCCTCCAACTGTATATGTAACAGTTAACGTTGTATTAGCAGGAGCTGCTCCATAAGCTCTAGTATATAAAAAATTAGAAGGATCTATGTCAACATCAATTGGTTTACGAAATCCAGCAAGACCATTTCCAACATTATCTGGATTTGGTATAATTTCTTCATCATTATTATCTGATATTCCTGCTCCAAATTGAAGTTCTATTTTTTTATCACTTCGTAATCTTGTAATAAATCGTTTTGACGTTTTGCGAAGTTTTAATAAACTAGGACTTGAACTTCTATATTGAACAAAATCTGGATCATTCTCTAATAAATTTGGAACTTGATTAAAAATAGTATCTTGTGCTAAATAATCAACTTGATACCAATTATCTCCGTCTGATTCTTCGCATGATAGAATATCTATAATATTTGTATCATCTAATACTATTTTATCATATTGCTTAGGAGTAGTAAATGTAAACGTTGCAGTTTTTACTTCTCCAGATACAACTTGAGCTTTTTTCTTTAATAAATAATATACTGGTTGTTTTGTTGTGTCATCACTTTCATATACACTTACTTCGGTTGGGTTAAATGATGAACTAAAAGAAAAATCTACTGAATCTAATGTTCTAAATTCTGCAGGTCCGTCTTTTTGTTTTACTTGCATGCCTGGTTTAATTGATAAACAATAATTAAAATCTGGTGCATTAAGATTACCACTTCCGGTTGCTGGTACTAATTGGAATATATCAATATCAGTATAAGCTGGAATTGCATTTTTACTTTTATATCCCAATGACCTAGCTAAGTCATATATATTTTTTCTTTCTGATGCTTGTTCTAATAATGATTCTTTAAGATTATTATCTGCATAATAACTTAAAACATCTCCAACATATGCTGACATTTCCATAAACATCATGCCAGGTGATGACTCATTAAAGTCAGTATAATCATTAGGAAAATATTGTTTTGTAAAATCTATTAAATTTTTACGAAATTGACCAAAGTCTTTTCCTAAATATGATACGTCTTTTGATACTTCCATAATTTATCCTATTCTATTCTAAGTATTCCGTCTTGGCCTGCAAATATTGTAATTGTTTCTTCAGAATTTGATCCAGTTACTGTAAAACTAATAGATATCTTAAGATTATGTACTAGATTTGGATCATCATCGCCGGTAACAATATTTAATTCTGTAATTGTAATATATGGTAGCCAAAAATTAACTGCATCATTAATAGTAGTAGATACAAAATCTTTTAACTCTGAAATATTTGGTTCAAATACTAAATTTAATAAGTCAGTTCCAAAGTTAGGTTGTTCATATCGTTCGCCTTTTCTTGTTAATAATAAGCTTTTAATATTTGTTGAAGCTTGCTCAAAAGTAGTAAATGATTTTGCAAACACCCCGGGGGCGTTAAACGGAAACTTTACTCCTATTGCAACATTTGTATTTTCTGCGTTAGTGTCTACTTCAACAATTTTATATGCCATTATCTATTTTTCTTTTTATCTATTGCTTTCATTAAAGCACTATAATCACGTGTCATAGCTTTTGCTACTGCTTTATCTTCTACAACTATACTTTGGCCAGTTTCAGCATCTTGAATACTCGGAGTATTTCCACTTTGCAATGTTCTTTGCATTCCAAAATTTCTAGCATTGCTTGAATTCATGACAATATCTTCATTCATTAAATTAGCATAATCTGAAGGAGATGATTGTTCTCTAGTTACTTCAGTTTCATTTAAAATATTTGCAAATTTATTTTCTTTAAACATACCATGTTTTTTAACTTTGTTTGGTTTTTTTGTTATTGGTTGTTTATTTGTTAATTCATTTACGGTTGATTGTAACCCTTCATGCAAAATTTCAGTTAACTCTTCTTTAATAACAGATCTAACTTCTTCTTTTACTATTTTTCTTAAAACTTGTATAAATTTTTTTTGTTCCATAATGATTCTTCTTTTTTATAAATATTAACTTTAATACTTTACAGGTGTTGGCCAGCCATTATTATTTTTAGGTCCATATATTACGCTTGTCGTTGTATCGAGATAATAATCTCCAGACTTACCTAAATCGGCTTTTGGACCGCCTTTTCCACTATATGATTGAGCGGGAGCTTCTTGTAATGATGTTAATAGATCTTGCTGCGAATCAACTATTTCTTGAATTGAATCAAGTCTACTTAGCATATCATCCATACCAACATTTATTTCTGTATAGAATTCACTTCCAAACTCAGCATCATCTGTTCTACTTTTTTGTGTACCCCAACCAACTCCACTACTAGGATCAATTTCCCCGTTCCAAACCCATCTATTTCCATTTGCATCAGTATATGGACTTCTAGGAGAAGGAGGCACTCCAGGTTTAGGATCTATAGGATCTCCATCGCCGCCATCATCAATAAGCTCCCATTTTCCAGCTGGGGGAGTTTCAGGAATACTATCAGAAAAGTCATGGGCATTAATAGCGTTTTGCAAATCTTGATTAGTAATCAATTGATCACCGTTGCCTCCACCACTACCATCGCCACCACTACCATCACCATTTACTTGATCTCCACATCTAGAGCTTAAATTTATTGCAACATTTGCTAAATTAGCTAAAGTCGACTGTAATGATGTATTTACTGATGTTGGAATAGTTGATAATTGTTTAACAGCTGTTCCTGCATTTGCTAGAAGCATATTTTGAACTGCAACTAATTCGGATAATAAAGCAGCTTGTCCTACTATAGGGGTAAAAAATATAGAAACTTTAATAGCATTTGCTATTCGTAATAATGTTTTTAATAATTTAACAATTTTATCAATTATTGGTAGTATTTTTAATATTGCTGCAACCATTTTTTGTATCTGTTTAATTCGCTCTAATAAATCCTGTATCCTAGGATCATCACAATCACAATTATCTGGAAGTTTTGCTCCTGCAGAAATTGTATCTTCTATAGCTTTTTGTATTTTTCCTATTGCTTTATTTATTTGATCTATTAATAAACCAACGGCTATTGATGGTAATGCTGGTATTCTGTCTAATGGGGCGGAAATTGCCATAACTTTCTTCTTTCTTATTTATCAAAATAGTGATTTACACTATTTAACTTGCCAATTTTGTTTAATAAGCTTATTAATTTACCTTGTTGTAATGGAACCGAAACCATTCCTGCAGGGCCTATAACCCCTGCATTAAGTACTGCAACTAAATCATTTAGTATCATTCGTAAAATATCTCCTTTTACCAACGGATGTTCAGCATTTTCTTTACCAATACGTATTTCAGGAGCTCCTAATGTTATTCTATTAGGACTATCTAGGATAATAGAATCGGTTTTAGCTCGTAAAATTATTCTATTTGCATCTCCAACTAATTGTGAGCCTTTAAATTTAGAAACATTTTCAGATTTAGTAGGTGATTGATGTAATTTTAAATCAGTTAACTGTTGCATAGATGTTAAATAAAATGCAGATGAGTCATTTTTAAATGATTCTATAGTAAATTCTTTATTATCTTTATCTAAATGTTTATTAGATATTATTATTATAGGATCTCCGTCTATAGTACTAGACCAGGTAGGTTTTAATGTATAATGTCCGTTATTAACAGTACTTCCTAATCTAATGCTATTACCAAATCGTCCTTCTAGAATCGAATCCCCTTCAAAATATTGTAGTTTAGATATTGACTTTTCTTTAAAGGATTTTCCTAAATCATTTTGAGTGCCAGTTGCATTAACATTTGAAGTTTGAATTTCTGCAATACCAGGTAATGCATTATTATTTATATCCGATTGTACATTATATGCTGGAAAATAATACCATTGTCTTCGAAATTTATCTGCAGTGCTGAATTCATTTGTTCCTTGAAATATTAATACATGTTCTCCTACTAAAGGTATTTCATTATTTCTAGCATTTGCCGGCTTACAAATTAATTCTTGAACTTTATCTTCGTCATATGTTCGAACTAATATAGTAGATACATTATTAACTTCATCCGAATCATACTTATAAGTGTCAGTTACTGTATTTTCTATTACTTCTGCTAATAAAAAATTAACTATCATTGTTTTTCTCCAATGACTCTTTTACATTGTTAATTTTTTCTTGTAATTCTTTATCTTCATTTTGAATTTTATCAATTTCATCTGTTAATTCTTCTTCAAACTCATCTTCAGCAATTTTTAATAATTGAGTCTTTTCATCTTCACTTAATAAAGAATTTTCTCCAGTTATAGTTTGTTGTGTTGATATATATCGCTGTACAATTGCGGTCAACTTTACTAAATGATCATCATTTTTAACAGCAACATCTAGATATTCTTTAATTAATGGTACTATAATAGTAGCATCAGATGCTGTACGAATTAATGGTTGTAATTGAGATATTAGTTGATTAATTTGTCTATCTTTCTTTTTAGAATTGTGATATACATCTGACATTAAATCAGAAAAACTTTTATCTTTAAATAAATGATCATTAACATCCATAATATGGACTCCTTTTAATATAAATATTAGAAGGGTAAATTCACGAACTCAGTTTGTTCATATTCTAAAAACTTTGTTGAATATATTTGTTTTAAAACTTTTATTACCTTTGTAATATTATTTGTTTCTAATCCGGTACGCTCTCGTATAAATACATATAAAGCTTTTTTATTAAATTGCTCAATATTTTCACGTTCTTCAAAGATATGTAATATAGAATCAGCAACATGTATATCAGTCTGACTTGTAAATATAAAATTTATATTATTATAACAATACTCAACATATGCATCCATAAAATATTTTAATGTTTCTGCCATTTCGGTGTTATGCATTTCAGTCATAACATTTCGTTGTTCATCAATATTTATTGGTTCTGATTCTTTTTTTAGTTTTGCATATCCTTTTTGATTTTCAGCAATTAAGTAATTAAATGATGTCCGGGTATAATATGAATATGCTCTTCCTGCATCTGGATTAAACTTATCTAATCTAATAGTTAAATATGTAACTAAATCAGTTTGTAAGTCTTTGAAAGATGAATCAATATATTCACACTTCATCTTATTAATAAGATTTTCTGATAATTTCATAAAAGCAGGAAATATAAATCGTCTATATATTTTTTCTTTTAATACCCGATGTTCAGCTGATCTATTATATGCTGATATAGATCCTTCTGTAATTTTAGTCCAATATCTATTTGACTTTTTCTTTTTTCTTCCCATTAAATTCTTCTTCTAAATTATCAATAACGTCTTTTAACATTGCAAACGTTGTACCAGCTTCATCGTCTTTTTCAAAAGCTCCTAATCGATCTATTTCTTTCATTGACTTAAATGATTCATTTATTTGTGTATACATATATTGAGTCATATCTTCTAATTCTTTTGTATACTCTTCTAAATCAGAAAATACACCAGCTAAAACATATGCTCTATATATAAAATATGCTACAGTACCTGACAATAATACAATACACAATATTAACAATGAATTCATAATTAATTTTTATCTTCTTTAAAATCACTAAAAATATCTACAATAGATTTATCAATTTCAGGATTCTGTTCTGCTAAGTTCTTTAAAGCACTTTTTTTAGTAGCTTTTGCTTTTGGTGAAACAGGCTTTGGAGAATTATTTTTAAAACTTCTCCATCTTTCATATTCTATTTGAGAAGCCATATGATCTGCGTGATGTAATAATAATGGCAAATTAGTTTTTAATTTAGCTTGTGCTGATCTTGCAATAAAATATGGTTTATTAGCATCATCATATATTCCATCATGTATTCTAATAGCTTGAAATTCATTCCACGACATTTGAATTTGATATTTTTGAAGTAAATATATTGAAAGATC